AAATGAACCAGAACCAAGCCCACCAATTTCAGTACCAAGTGCGTTTTCGTAATAGAATATAGTTGGTTTAGGATAGTCTTTTTGATTATGTACAATCTTAATTGAATATCCGTACATAATATCTTCTAAGCTATCCACTGAAATCATACTTAGGTTACGTTCTGCCACATAACCAGATTGCAAAGCAATCACATTAATTTCATCTGGTGTTTCATTACGTTTCTTAGCTCGCACTTGCCACATATTGCCGTGACCGTCATCTTTACTATCCCAGCCACTTGTAATCACTAAATCTCCATCTTGTAGTTCAAGATATTTTTTCATGATTGCGACTGTATCAAATTGAAATGGTCTATCATGGAATTGCGCTTGACGTAAGGTTTCTTGAATATGCTGAGCCATTTCTTGTAGTCTAGTGTAATTGACTTTAAGCCCTGTTTCGGCATTAAAAATTACATCATATGCTTCTTGAATAGCTTGCTTATATTCATCATATGCAGCTTGAAACTTAGCTTTTGCATCTGCAGATAAGGAATTGAATAACTTTTCAGCTTCTTGTTCCTTTTCTGTCAATTGTTCAACTAATTTCTTAAATTCAGCTACTGTAATATTTGAAGTTTGCCCTACTGCAGCATAGAAACGATCATCTAAAACCTTTAGAACCATATCAACTGTTGATACAGTATTACCTTCTGCGTCAATGAATTTGAAATAAGCTTGTCCCCACACACCTTCAGCATTAAAAGTATTCTCATCAAAATAGACTGTACAGCGTCCTTGTTGTAAGTTATCACTTTTTTGGTCTGCTCTAAAATCTAAATAGTGCCTATGCGCTACTTGCTTTGGATCCACACCACCAAATAATAACTTCATTCCACGTAAATCTACTGGATAGCTGTTTGAAGTTACAAATAACTTGATGTAGTCTTGTGTATCTCCAACACGTCCCTTAAACTTATTCGTAATATCTAGCACTTCATTTTGATATCTCAATAAGTCAAAATTAATATACTGATTGTTCGCTACTGCCATTAATTCTCACCACCTTTCAAATATTGTTCACTAACATTATCATGTTTAAACTTCGCTAGTTTATCTAAAATAACTTGAAGTTGTTGATAATACTGATTGAAATTATCCTTATCTAACTCCAGTTTATTATTCAAATAAGCTTCATAAGATACTGTTACTAAATTACCCAAATCATCATACTCTTGGTAATCAGACTCATTTAATAGGCTTGTCAGTTTCTTCAAAATAATATTGATTAACCTTGTATTCTCACAAATTTGGTTATATAAAAGCCGTGAAAAACTTGCATCTAGTTTCTGAATGATTAACGCTAATCTAAAATCATTATCTAAATACAAATCATCATTCAACCAACTCAAGTGATTATTAATCTTATCTTGAAAGTCTGTCATGTTCTTCTGATATACACTTAAAAACTCATGTATATCACCATTCCAACTAAGCACTAAATATCAACTCCTTAAACTTATCGCTTGGCTCTGCACTCATATCTACATTTCCAGGTATTCCTTTAACGCTACCCTTACTTGTGAATTGATGTAAGTCATATGGATGTGTAGGTTTTAAACTATTAGCCAATGTGCCATCATTTTGTCCGTAACTTGGTATCCAAATCGCACCAGGACGCGCGACATTCAAATTGAACTTATCGTACAAATGATTAGCAATGTACAAAACAATCTTGTTATCTGGCACACCTAAAGCATTGAGTTGTGACATATAAGCCTCAACTCCCGCTCTCATCTGAGTAACATCTCCACTCATCTCAATACTTTCAACATCAATCGCATAAAAAATAGGCTGTTGCTTACCTGCGACAACCTGTTGCGTTCTGTTATAAAAATCTCTTGCTTCTTGTTGAGCATCTGATGTAGATGTAGCAGCAAAATATGCATACACCGCATACTTTCCACCAGATAAAATACATTTCTGTAAGTTTTCCATGTACTTTAAATCTTGGTGAGCAGAACCATGTTGGACTCGGATAATGCTCAAAGTAACATCATCAGCTATCACGCTAGGCCAATCAATTACACCTTGCCATTCTGAGACATCAATAATCTTGCCAATGTGTTGTGGTTTAGGTGTATCTGGAGTTGTTGAAGTATTGTTGTTAAGTTTATCGTCAATGTATTTCTTCAATGTTTCTTCTAATTCTTGCGTATTTCCACCATTTAGCTTTAAAATAGTTTTAGTAACGCTAGTACTAATTTCATTCATTTTTTGAAGGATATTAGTGTTATTTCTAAGAATAGAATAAGGTAAATTATTTAATGTTAGTTGCGTTTGCTGCGTTGGATCAAATGGATACCATGTAAATCCAACTATCATTACCTCTGTAACTAATTTAACTGTCTTTACTTCTAATCTTCTAATTTCCCCTATATCTGGTTTTATATTACTCGATTCGTTAGCAGTACCAGATATTAATGGTTCTAGTTGAAATTTACTTCTAACATATGCCTCCATTGCATTTTTATCATGGAATCTATCATCCGACATATCTGCTGCTGGATGTTCTCCCCATTTTGCAATAGAGTCTTTATCTTCAACCATAAAATCATCAAAATACTTTTCTGTATGAGTTTCTTCTTCTGTTTCAGTATGAGTAGTAGGACCTGTACCACCACTTTTAATTAAGTCTAACGGATTCAACCAAGTTCCATCATTAGTAAAAGATTTCCCAACTGCAACATTGAAGTCTTGACGTGTTACCCCAACATGTAAATGATCTGTATCACGATAACCTATTACATCGCCCGTTTTTACAGTATCTCCTACATTAACTGTTATTTTCCCTGCACTTGAAAAAGCTTCTTGATAAACAACATTGTATCCACCACCAGAAATGACAACATAGTTACCCAAACCACCCATGTAAGATTTTATTGTTACTTTCCCACTATGGATAGCGTGAACAGCACTACCAGGATGATCTACTGATCCAAAATCTAAACCGTCATGGAATCCATTAGGTCTAAATCCACCACCTGCATTAACACCGAATAATTGACCTCCCATAAAGTTCCCTTCCCCTACATCCGGGAATGGCCAACCCCAACTATCACCATTGCTATCCGTCACAGTAATTTCTTTGGTAGTTGTAACCTCGTGTTCGGTTCCTATTGCTCTAATTTTATTAATAATCCCAGTTGAATCAATATTTAATTGAATTTCACTTGTGTTATACAAGTAGTCCAATCTTTTACCTTTGTTCTGATAAAAATCTTTTTTATTATAAATCCTTATATTCCGATTATCTGGATAAAAAATAGCATTTTCCCAAGTGGATAAAATCTTAGATATCATATCCTTACCATTAGTATTACCTAAATCAGTTATCTGTTGCTTATCAAAGTTACCGATAACTTGATATGAAAAACCATTTTTATTTCTATCAAGATAAAATGCTAATACATCGTTAACCGTATATATTTTTTCGCCACTATTGACTTCATATTTCCAAAAATTAGCCAATTCATTCGATACATGTGTTGCAGTTATTTGTATAGTTGATACTCCTGCAGCATAATCTACTGCAAGTGTCTTGATAACATACTCTTGACCGTCAAAAAATACACTTGCTTCTACCGCAATCACCTTAAATACGTCTGAACCATCATCATACACTGTAAAAGATAGTTGATTAGTGTCGTTTTCAGCCCACTGAATGTTAAAACTATTCCATAAGATATTATTTAGAATAAAAACCTTATCTTGATTCCGAGGTTTAAATTTAACTATTCTTTCATTCAACTACTTCCACCACCTTTAGAATGTATAAATGAATGGAAATGAAAATGTTATATCTGCTACTTTATCAAGTGTTATTTCGTTCCAACCCTTTTCTAACTTGATATACCCAAAATCAGTTTCCATTGAGTCATAATTATTATTTTTATAAGTATTAATACCATCCAAAACTACCATATCATTAATATTTAATGTCCCTTTGAATGCCCAACTTGTGCCATTAGTTGTATTTCTAACTGTTAATCCACCATTTACAGATTTAATTGTTATTTTTAAATCATGCTTCTGGAAATATGGATCTACTGCAATATCACTAGCATTGAATACTTTAAAACTCATTTGATTATTGAAATGGTAATTTAAATTAGGCGCATTAGCTAAATTCAATCCATATCCCCAACCATTAGTTTGAGATATTTGGTCTGACTTTAAATAGCTGTATTTCATACCACTAGGATTTTCAAATGATACTGTGAAAGTCGCCCAATTTGATCCTTCTTCATCTGGAGTTATAGCAAATGGTGCTGTTCTAACGTATCTAACTATTTGTTTATCAATATCAGTTCTAATTCTAAATAATTCTTTTTGCATAAAAGTTTGCATTATATCATGCTTAGCTAATAAGTAATCTTGCCACGTTGAAAACCACAATAAAAATGTACAATTTACCGTTGTAGGTTGGTAAGTTGTATAATTCCATGTTTCTCCATCCTGCATAACGTTATTTTGGTATACATTTGCAATGGATGGATTTTCATCTAGTTTTAACAAGGTTAAGTTAGAAGTAATATCTTTTAAGCTAAATTCTGGACTATTTCCATATTTGATATAAAAATAATTATCCATTAATGCACCTCCTAATAACCTTGATAATCAGCTAGTCTTTGATCTAAGGCTTGTTGTTGATATTGTTTTGTCTTATCAAATCCACTCTCTCGAATAGCTTTGATTTGTTGACTGTTTAACCCCAATAATTGACTAAACATCGCTAATAGCGAATCAAATTTATCATTCAATTCTTTTATATCCCCATTATCACGACTTACTGAATATCCTGGATCTTGCTTAGTAAATTCAGAAGTTAATTCATGCATAAGTTGCCAAGCTCTAGGACGCTTAACTGGATCAGTTGGAATAATATATTCAGGCTTATTGTTTTCGGCAACTTCGATTAATTGGTTAGTATCAATTCTTCCACCATAAGCCATCATTCTATGTCCAGAAGGCCCCCAACCTCTCTTTACTCCGATTGGTGGGAAATCGTTTCTCCAATTACTATCATTCAAAACTGCCATAATTTGATCTAAGGCAGAATGAATATTAGCATGTCCTGGAACTGCCCAACTTCTCCAAGTACCAAGTTTATATTGGAATAATCCAATTGGTAAACCTGTTCCGTCATGATCATCATAACCACCATTTTGAGCAGGATCTACACCAGACTCAGTTGATGCTTGATAATACAAATGCTCTATATCACGTTCGCTGAGTTTTTGATGCATTAATCTAGCAGCGTGTTTAGCTATCTTGGCAAATTCAGATTTAGCCATTCTACCAGCTGGACTATTTCCATCGCCACCAGCTCCAAAATCTTCAAACAATTTCTTTACCCAACCAACTGCTAAACTCGCTAATTTATTAGGAAAGTTAGTAATAATATCGCCAGCTAAGCCCTTAGCTGATAAATTACCAATATGTTTCTCAAAAACTTCTTTTAAAAATTCAGCTGGTTTCTTCAAAATATCTTCTGCTTCATCAACTAAATCAACAGCACTATTCCAGACACCTTTAAAGAACTTACCAATACCATTAGCGTATGCTGGAATACCCAACATTGTAGTTAATTTATAAGTATCTTCACCATTTAAGACACTTGAGCCTTTAGGTAAAGGCACTACCATATTACGTTGTTTAGGGAAAATACCTACCTTTCCATTAGGCAATCTAAACATTTCACGATAATGTTCGCCTACACCGTCATTAACTAAAGCTAATCCACCTTGATGTGTTCCATTTGAACCTTGTACATCAGCTGTACCTTTAGCGTAAGATACTGTTGGAATTGCCCAACTAGCATTTATTTGTGGAGCACCAACTTTATCGAGAACCCAGTTAATACCTTTCTTTAAACCACCTAACATATCATTAAATGGTTTAACCACACCGTTTACCAAATCTACAGCTTTATGTTTAACACCTTTAACTGCCGAACCAACAATATCTTTTAATTGTCCGAATTTATCAGTAAAAGTATTTACCATATCACCTAATCTGCCACCAGTTTTATCATTCAACCAATCATACATATCCTTGAATATATTTTTAGTAAACTTACGAATATTTTTAGCGGTATCATTAATATCATCGCCTAATTTATCCCAATGTCCACTGGTAAAATCTTTCCAAGTATTAGTGTAGGATTGAATAGCATCATATCCAGATTTGAACTGTTTAGGATTCTCTTTAGCCATTTTTTTAGCGACATTAAGTGTTGCATTATTAAGATTATTCCATGATTTTACAATCTTATCTTTACCATTATCAGCATTTTTCTTTAAACTATTCCAGCCATCGTTAAACTTTTTCTTAGTATCTTTCCACATATTATTGGCAGACTTAGCAACATCTTTATTAAACTTATTCCAACTCTTTTGAGTGTTCTTGATACTTTTGTTAGTTGTATCTTTAATTGATTTCCAACCTTTGCTGAAGAATCCTGTAATGTTCTTCCATACTTTAGATATCTCTTTAGGTAAGTTTTTAAAGAACTTGACTATATTATTAAATGCTTTTTTAGCATCCTTTACCAAACCATCAACAAACTTCTTGAATTTTTTGTTGTGCTTATATAGTTCATAGAATGCAACACCTAAAGCAGTAATTGCTAAAATTGCAATGCCAAATGGATTAGATAGAAATACTGCTTTAAATCCTAATGCTAGTTTCTTTGCTGCAGATAACATACCATTGAATGCAACCTTAACAGCTTTACCTGTAACTGCTGCTGCTTTGCTAAGTCCACTTAAAGCTGCTTTTGCTGCTTTAGTTGAAATCTTGGCAGTCCATTTTAAAGCTTTGCCAATACCTTTACCTGTTGTAACTGCTGCTGTTTTAATTCCATTTAAAGCTTTTTTTGCTCCACTGACTAGTATTTTAGCGGTCCATTTTAAAGCTTTTTTTATACTTATCCCTGTTTTTCTTGCAATCCTTCCAAATAAAGTTAATTCCCGTTTTGCATCTTTACTATCAACTTTAGGTTTAAATATCATATTAGACAAGATTTTTCTTCCCTTGTTCACAGTCCATAAACCAATTAAAGACTTTGTTAAAAGATCAATCGCCTTTTTATGTGATGCGATTTTCTTTAATAATGAATCGATAGTTTCTAAAGTTGAATTAGTTTTTGAACTATTTTCACCAACTACACCAAATGCTTTACCAATGGTTTTTATTGTATTACTAAAAGTTTCCCAGATTGCACTGCCTATTGTTTTAAATATTACAGACATGCTATCAACAATACCTTGTATAGACTCTTTATTTTCTTTAAGAAAATTGCCAATTTTAGTAGATATATTTTCTATGCTTTTAGTAGTTTCATTTATCACATTTGTAAAATTATTTTTACCAAAAGTATCTATAACATTTTGAATACCACTGACAACTGCTGCTTCAAGATTTCCAACGGCTCCTTCGATAGTTGCTGTATTTTTAGCTGCTTTTTCTGCTGAATCTGTTGATCCTAAGTCCATAATAGCTTTATTAAACTCTTTAGCACTTATTTGTCCTTTTTCCATAGCATCGCGAAAATTACCAGTATAAGCACCGTTTTTCTTCATGGCTTCTTGCAATTTACCAGATGCACCAGGAATTGCATCAGCTAATTGGTTCCAATTTTCGGTAGTTAATTTACCAGCGCCAGCAGTTTGTGTCATTACCATTGCTACAGATTTGAAAGTTTCTGCATTTCCACCAGCTTGAGCATTTAAGTTACCAGCTGCCTCAGTTAATTTCATATAGTTTTTAACACCGTTAGCAGCTAACTGTGCAGTTGTATTAGATACGTCATTTAATTCATAAACTGTATCATCAGCATATTTTCTTACTTCTTTTGAAACTTTTTGAATTTCTTTAGAACCAAAACCACCCAGTTGCATAGTCGACTTAAATTTATCCATTGCATCACTTGCTTTAAATGACTCTGATATCAAGTTAGAAAAACTACCTGTAAGAGTACCAATTGCATTGGATGCAGTTACCGCAACAAAAGTATTATTCATTTTTTCTTTAAATTTTGATAATCTATTATCAACTTTTTCAGTCTGTTTTTCAAAAGATAATACTTGATCTTTTAATCTACCAAAAAAAGTAGTCGGTTGTTCTTTTAAAGAACTGTTTAACTCATTAAATTTATTTTTAGCTTTGGCTATTGCAGTTGCTGTTTCGTTTAATCTAGTTTGTTGTTTCATGTATGCTTCACTCGTCATACCTACTTTTCCTGCAATAGACTGTAATTCTCTTTCCTGCAAATGATATTGTTCGTTTAGATTATTCAATGCATTCTTAACACCGTTTAACTGTGCTTTTTTAGCTTCTAATTCTTTTCCTTCTATACTAAGTCTTTCAACATAACTTTTAGATAAAGCTTGTGTAGTTCGGTAGCTTTTTTGCAAATCAGCCAAGCCGTTATTATAGTAATTCATTGACTCTTTAGCTTTAGATTGTTGTGCCTCATAACTAGCTAATTGACGTGTTGCAGTCTGAATATCTTTTTCTAACTTTAGCCAAGTATTAGCTTGATCTTTATTAGTTCTATCAAGTCCTTTTTGCCTATTTTTTAATTCATCAATCTTTTGCTTTTGAAGTTCAATAACATCACTAATACCTTCATATCTTGATTTTAAGGCATTTAAACTATCTCCAGCTGTTCGATACGCCATTTCGTTAGCTTTCCACGAATTAGTCAAAGCTGAAATACCATTCCTAAAGGCTGAAATACTTTTAGCAGCCTGGACTGTATCTACAGTAATTTTTGTAGCCATTTCATTTTGAACTTTCACTTGAATTTAACCTCCTTTCTTCCAAAATAAAAAAGCCAACTTATTTAGTTGACTTTTAGTAATAATTGACTTGTATTATCTTATTTAAAACCATGAATTTCTTCCCAAGCTTCATATCCATAGCGACTACCAGAAATAAATAAATATAGAAAAATCCAAATATAAACGTGTTTCCACATCCAGTCCCAGAAGAACATTGTGTCAATAATTATAGCTAGTGTTATTGAAATAATTAGTATCCACCAAAAACGATCATTTATCTTTAACCAATTAAATACTTTCTTCATCTATCTCACCTCCGGGACTTTCTTAAGAATCAACCTATTTTAGTATATTTTTTCGTTCCTTTATTAATATTTCCAATTCATTTAATTGCTTTTCATTTGCAATTTCACGAATAAATTTTCTAGCATATGAACCATACTGATAATTTCTTTGTTTATCTCTATTTTTGTTTTTCCAACGCCTATTTGCTTTCAACTGT